AAGTCGGAGATATGAATACGGCTCGATACAATATGGAATGCGGAGGCGTAGGAACTCAGACTGCAGGTATATGTTATGGAGGAGCACCAGCTCTTAAGACACATGAAGCATATAATGGTACAGCATGGACAACTGCCGCTGATATGATTACGGGAAGAAATAATTTTGCAGGCTTTGGAACTCAAACCTCCGTAATAGCTGCAGCAAGCGTCGTCAGTGCAGTCACTGAATTATGGGACGGAACTTCTTGGGCAGAAGGAGGAGATACAAATACCACAAGAAACTCGTCTGCTGGCGCAGGAGCCGATGCAACTTCAGGACTAGCATTTGGAGGTGCTGGAAATTCCACATTAACTGAAGAATGGTCTCTTCCTGCTTTAGGCTCTGTAACCATCGCTCGAGAAGGACAGGTCTGGTACAATTCTGCAAGCAACGTTTTAAAAGGATTTGGTAAACAAGGAACAGGTGCGTGGGCTTCAGGTGGAGCAATGACTGATTCTCGAAAACAATTTGCAGGAGACGGAATTCAAACAGCAGCTATAGCGATGGGTGGTACTCCTGCTTCTTCTACAGAAACTTATAATGGTTCGACATGGACAGAAGTAAACGATCTAAACACATCTAGAAATCAACTTGCATCTTCGACGCAAGGAAGTACAACAGCTTCTTTAGTTTTCGGCGGTGCTACTAACCCAGATAGTCCTAGTTCTGCTGATGATGAAACTGAACTATGGAATGGTTCAGTCTGGGCTGAGCAATCAGGGGATTTAAATACTGCAAGACGAACACCCATAGGTGCAGGAACTACAACAGCCGCTTTATGTGCAGGTGGACAAACTTCGCCAACTACTTACATGAATGAAAGCGAAGAATATAATGGTTCAGTCTGGGCAGTAGGGAATACTTTAAATACAGGAAGAAACGCTGCTTCAGGGTGTGGAACGCAAACTGCAGCTCTGATTGTCGGTGGAAGAATTCCAGCTAGTACTAACAAGACAGAAACTTACGATGGAACATCTTGGACAGAAGTCAATAATTGTAATACGGCAAGAAACCAAGGCTGCACCGGAATTGGAGTTCAAACTGGTGCTCTGTTTGTTGGTGGACAACCTAGTCCGGCATATGTTGAACAATGGGACGGTACCTCATGGACAGAAGTAGCAGATCTTGCTACTGGGAGATCCACTGGAGCTGGAGCTGGTACATCAGTCCTAGGTCTAGTAGGGGGAGGAGAAACAACGGATGTTACAGAAGAATGGACAGTTCCCGCTGCCACTAAAACCTTTACCTCTTCGTAATGCTTGAACTTTAGTTTAAAATAACTATATTAAGGAAAGAATGGATAAAGATAAAAGAAATATTCAACCGCACGCTGATAAGGAAGTCAAACACCTTATGGTTTTACTTGATAGATCTCAGGCCTCTGAATTTAAAAAGATGGTCCCTGAACTTCAGGATACCTGGGTCAAGAAACAAATGTTTAGAACGGAAACCGAAATGCGTTTCTCGGTTCTCTCAGACAATAAATACGGAACGAATGCTGCCAAATACTGGCAATCGGTGCGAGAACAAAATACCCATTTTGAAAATCTAATGCGTCTTTCGTTTGAGTACCGAAAGAATGATGTGGAGATTAAAAAGCTTCAACGAGAAATCAAAAAGGAAAAAGATCCTTTAGAAAAAGAGCTCAAACAAGTTGAACTCGAAGAAAAGCTTTATGATCGAGTTGGCATGGAACTGACGGCCAAAGCTCGAATGAGAGAAATTTCAACCTGGTCTAAACTGAAGAAAGAATTTCACGACGGCAAGTTTGATGATCGAGACGTAAATACCCATCAGGCTGAATCGTATACGCATCGACTAGAACAACAAAAATTAACCTTAACACCCGGGTCTTCCCAACCTGAAGTGTTTAATGTTCTCGGTCAACTTGAAACTTTAAAACGGGTGAGAAAATCTGGAGAACTGAAGTATGATGGTGCCGATAGAAAAACTATTTCTAAGAAACCAGAAACTACAACAAAATCCTCATAATCAAAAAAAGGATACTTTCTATCAAAAAGTAAGAGACTCGATGAAGAAAAAAGGGATGATCAATCCTTTACTATGTATTCAAGAAGGAGAACGATTTAAAATTTGTATAGGTAACAATCGTTATCTTGCTGGACTTGAATTAGGTTATAAAGAAATGCCAGTTAAAGTAGTGACAAGTGAAGTCCCTAAGGATCTTACGCTAGCTAAAGTAGATTATATTCCTATAGAAAATGAACTTTGATTTTGTATTCCTTGGACAATCAATTTTAAAATATCAAGTACCCCTTGAAGTTTTTGTCGGGCTCAACGAGCTTTACGAAACCCAGAAGAAACATTTACCCAATGCCAACAAGCAACTGGCAGGCAAGATCCCTGACGAAGTCTCCCTATTCTATGACGGCAAAGATACGAGCAAAATGCATCGACATAGCTTTGTCTCTGAAGATATTTTAAAATGGTTCTATTCCGTTTTTGATCATTATTTAAAATGGAATAAGACTCGTGAATCTCAGATGAATATTAATTCGATCTGGGTTAATGAAATGAAAGCAGGAGACTATAATCCTGTGCATATTCACCGGGGCACTATTTACACTGGACTTTCTTCGGTGATGATTCTTAAACTTCCCAAAGACTATGGACCTGAACTCACCCATCCCGAACAACCCATGAACGGACAACTTCAAATATTAGGAAATGTTGCAGGTCAATTTGCAACTACAGATTATTCCCCTAAAGTAAAGATCGGGGACTTTTATATCTTTCCCTATGACATGCGCCATGTCGTTTATCCTTTCAACAATAAGAAAGCAAAAAGAAGAACGCTGGTTTGTAATATGGATGTATCTTATAACCCTATAACTTCAAGGACGGCTCAATGATCTATGAACCTAAATGGAAATCTTTGATGGCTAATACCGTCGAGCCTATATTTACCCCTCAACAATGCCAAGACATTATTAACGTAGGCCATCAGCAAAAGACTCAAGAAGCTAAGGTAGGACATAAAGAGAAAAAAGGTGGAAAGTACGACACCAAAATGCGCATTACAACCATCAGCTGGATTCCTTTTAAGGTGATGCCGGAGATGTATAAAAGGATTGAACGTTCTATGCTGCAAGTGAACGGTAATCATTTTGGCTATGAAGGCATGCAACTTACCGAGTATGCTCAGTTTACCGAATATCCTAAAGGAGGATTTTATGACTGGCATATCGATGCTGAGATCAATTGTCAGTATGAACCGCCAGTCCGAAAAATATCAATGACGATTCTTCTTTCTGGTGCTTCTGAATTTGAAGGTGGAGATCTAGAATTTATGACGGAAGGCAATAAACCCCCTCAACTCATGCAAGGACAAGCTATTTTCTTTTGTAGTTTAATTCGTCATCGCGTGGCTAAAGTGAAGAAAGGAATGAGACGATCTCTGGTGATGTGGTTTGGAGGCCCCCCGTTCAAATGAACCGTGAAATTTTATTCCCGACTCCTGTCTATTTTAAAATGGTGCCTAATCCTCAAAAGATGAACAACTATTTATTCCCCCTGATTAAAGCCTGGAGTAAAAAAGATAAAAGTGAAACAAAAACGAATGCCGGTGGCGGATGGCACAGCCCAACGGATATGAATTTTAAAAAAGAGTATCAATCTTTGACCGATGAACTTTTCATCATGCAAGAAGAAATTTTTAAAGACTATGGCATGGAGCCTAAACCAGGACTCGGCAATATGTGGGCCAATATTAATTATCCAGGGTCCTATAACAAGCAACACATCCACCCTAATTCTCAATGGTCGGGTGTTTACTATGTGAAAGTTCCCAAGAATTCTGGTAGTTTATTTGTTGAAGATCCGAGACCAGGACCTAATATTATGCTACCTCGAAGAGTTAAAGGAATACCTAGAGCCTTATGGCGCGTGGTGATCTATCCGGCGATCGAAGGACAGATGATTATGTTTCCGGCCTGGTTGACGCACGGTGTCGAAATGAATGAATCCAAAGAAAAAGGAGAAAAAGGCTGGCGCGTATCGGTTTCTTTTAATTTTATTCAAATAGATAAAGATGGAAAAGTAGGATGAGTTTTAAAACAAAAAAATACCAAGTAATTCGAGAAGCTCTTTCGCAAGAGCTCTCTAACTTTATCTTTAATTATATGATGCTACAGCGAGACGCTGTGGATTTTATGATGAAACACAATAAAGTAAATCCAGCCAATCCTTTTATTGGAACCCGTACAGATAAGCAGGTTCCCGGTTGTTATACTAAATATGCGGACTGGGTCATGGAGACTTTATTAATGTATATGATTCCAATCATGAAGGCTAAAACAGGAATGGATTTAGTTCCAACGTACTCTTACACACGGCTCTATGAAAAAGGAAATATTTTAAAACGGCATAAAGATCGACCGAGCTGTGAGATTTCTACCACTCTTCATCTAGGCGGTGACGAATGGCCGATCTTTCTTGATCCATCGGGGGCCGACTTTGTCCTTGATGAATTTAAACAAACCATTAAACCCGGAGCTCCTAAGGGTGTACGAGTGGATTTAAAAGTCGGAGACATGCTGATTTATTCTGGCTGTGAACTCGAGCATTGGCGGGAACCTTTTCAAGGCAACGTCTGCTCTCAAGTCTTCCTGCATTATAACCATGCCAATGGTCCCTTTGCTAAAACGAATCTCTTTGATAAGCGCCCTCTGTTAGGCATCCCTAAGTAGTTGATCTGTAGCAAGATATAGTATAATTTGTCCTAAACGGATTTTCTATGTTACACAAAATCAGACTAATACCAGGACTGGATAAACAATCCTCCGATACAGGGGCCGAAGGAAAATGGGTGAATGCAGACTACACCCGCTTTCGTTATGGTTTTCCCGAAAAAATAGGAGGATGGCAACAACTTGTTTCAGATAATCTAGTCGGAGCAGGCCGAGATCAACACACCTGGGTCGATCTAGCTGGCAATAGATATGCCGCTATTGGTACCGATAAATGTCTTTACATTTATTATGAAGGAGCTATGTACGATATCACTCCTTTAGATACCGGTCGTCAACAAACCAGCGCTACTTTTACAATGGTTAATACTGAAACCACCGTCACTCTTACAACATCCACGGCCCACGGAGCAGAGGTGGGAGATATTATTCTCTTAGATTCTGTAACCGTCCCTGCAGGCACAGGATTTTCTGATAGCGATTTTGAAGATACTTTATTTGAAGTCAAAGATACTCCTAGTGCATCAACTATAGAAGTAACCATGGGAAGTGCAGCGACGGGATCTGCAACCGCCGGCGGAAGTACTACAATTGATTTTTACTATGTGATCGGACCTATCAGTCAGG